GTGTCCGCACCCCCCGGTCCGCCGGAAAAAATCGACGCGTCGAGATCGAATGCGGCCGGATCGACACGTTGGCGCCAATCTTTGTCAATGAACGGATTGTCATCACTCGCGTCTATCTCAGCGCCGATCGCCTGGCCGCGCCCTATCTCCCATCCATATGCACGCGCATTGCGGTCGATCTCTATCAGTTGTTCCTCGCTCAGTTCCATCTGGTAACTCCCTCGTTGGGTGGGTCGGCGCGCCTGGTCGGGTCGCCGATCTTCAGGTTGCAGGAGCGGCACGCGGCGATCAGGTAGCGGTGGTCATCTCCTGTCGCCGCGCGACCGCGGGTGTGGTGCACCTGCGTGGCTACGTGGGTGCAGCCTTCATCCTGGATCTGGCATAGGTTTCGGTCGCGCTGCAGTACGCGGGTGCGGGTACGTCTCCACGCCCTGGTACTGCCGCCCTTCCATGACTTGCTCACGACAGTCATGGTCCACGGCGGCGTTGAGCTGGGCACGTGGCGAATCCGCATCGTCATCGCCGGCGTCGGGTCGGATGTACCAGGATGTGCCGCATCGGTGGCACTGGACCACGATGTGCGATTGCGGCGATTGCTGCGTCACCTTGAGCTCTCTCACAGCGCCTACTCCGTCCTAGGACCGTCCGGCGGCATGGCGTAGTGGTGGTAGCCGTGATCCGGGTTGATGTGGCGCCACATCTCGCCGTCGGCGTCGTACCAGATCGCTTGGTGACATTCGTGTACACCACCGGCGCCGTAGGCGCATCGGGCCGAAGGCGGCACGTCGACGACCTCGGTGGGCGCTTCGTGGGCGAGTTCGGGGACGTCCTGGTCGCCGTTGCCGGTGGGGCCGTCGCTGGGTTGTTCGTCGCGGGTGGGACCGAGCATGGGCACGGGCACGAGTTCCTTGGCCGGCTCGTCCTGCTCGATCTGGTGGGCGCGGGAGGCGATGTTGGCCAGAACGCGGCCAAGTTCGTACCGGCCCTCGATCAGGGCCTGCGCAGCCCAGTTGGCGGCTACCTGGGCGTCGGTGGGGCGGGGTTCGGGGTCGAAGTTCATGGGTGCTTCTCTCAAATGCGTAACGGACATTTCAGTTCACCTCGCCCGTGATGATGAATTTCTCGAATGCTGCGGCACGCTTGAGGATGTCGCCCGCGGCCTGTTGCCGGCCCATGGGTGCGCCGCTCGCGGTTATCGCCTGAGCTAGCGCTTCGAGCCTGATGCGCTCCGACGCTCGTAGCTTGTCTTCGATTACGGACATTTCGGGTGCACCGTCTCATCTCGATGGGAGTGTTGGTGGGTTGGAGCGCCCCGCCCCTGACCTGGGCGACGGGTAGCGATCGCAGGTCAGGGGCGGGGACGTTTTCTCGACGGTCGGCAGTACGGGCCATCGCTTACGCCGCGCGGCCCATTACGGCCGCGCTAGGGCGGGAAGTGTCGGCAGCTCCCCCGCACCCGGGCCTGACCGACGGCACGCGCCGCGAAACGCTTCACCCAGCCCGCGAGACAGGGCTGCCGTCGGTCAGGAGCCATCCGGGTGCACCCGCTCTGCGCGGGGCACGTTGGGCCTACCGTGTACGCCCCAGGGTCGCCCCTGGGGTCAACGCGTGCGTGGCGACCGACTCCATTGTCCGAGGTGGTGCATTTACGCAGTCGGCGAGCTGCGGGACGTTGTTTCGCCGGTATTTGTATACCGGCCGCGCGGTTACTGACCCTTCTCCGCGCGTGACAGTGGCCGCCGGTGTCTGTTCCGGCATGACAGTGTCGTAGGTTCCCGGTACCATGGCCCATGAAGTTGTTTCTGGCGGAACAGAGATTACCCGCTCATGATCCGGCGTCAAGCCGATGCGATGAGCGGGTTTTTTCTTTCCTCCGCCCGGTGCCCAGTTCGTCAGCCACCAGTTGTCGGCCCGGTGCTCGGCGCAGTAGAGACCGGTTCGCGCGTTGCAGCGCAGACAGGTCGACAGGACCAGCCATGTCATCGCGCGGCCAGCTCGGCGCGCCGGCGGACCTGTTCGACGACGCCGGGCCGTTTGACGGTCCGTAGCGCGTCGGCGTAGCCCTCAACGTCGTGGCGCCAAAGTAGCCGTTCGGCCAGCCTGTCGCGGGAGCCGTAGATGCGGTAGCTTGCAATCCTCTGATCCGCCATGTATCTGATGACCTGCTGTTTCGACTTGCGGAGCAGTTTTGCCGCACCGTCGACGGTCACCCAGTCCTCCGGATTCGGAATGGGAAGCTTCTGCTCATTCATGATGAGAACCTTGACACACATGGTGAGTAGGCGCAAGGTGTAGGGCATGACATCTGCCAAGACGACAGCTTCCCCTCAACCCCTCGCCGGTGAGACAGCGCAGGAAATCGGCCCGCAGTTGCCGACTGACGCCGAGGAGCGCAAGGTAGCCGAGCTGGAATATGATCTGCTGCTTGCGCGCATGCTGCTGGGCGCGCACGGATACCTGGTGATGGCGCCGGATCGAATCGTGGGGCTTTTGGGCGCCCCGTTCTACCGCGGCTTTTCCGGCGCGCCGGCCCCGCTTGTAGATCGCTACGGGCAGGACATTGATCAGCGCGGACGGGTGTACACGCGGTGAGCGCGGCGCAGCTGCGGGCCGGAGCGGAACTCGCGGCGGCCATGAGCCTGCTGGTGCTGCTGCAGAAATGCGAGCGGGCGACCGGGCGGAAGATGGTGACGCGCAATGACGAGTGGCGTGTCCATGATGCGCGGCGGGCGTGGATCGTGGCGCGGTGGACGCTGTGAGCGCGCCCGGCCGGGACGTGCCGGAGTGGTGGGGCGCCGACGATGAGGCGGCGTTGCGCGCGGAGGTCGCGAAGCTCTACGAGCTGGACCGTCCGATCTATACCGAGCGCAGGATGCACCGGATGGTGTACGAGCCGATCGTTATGCCGCGCCGGCGGCGGTGGGGGCGGGAGATCGGTGCGTGGCTGGTCATCGTCGCTGCGTTCGTCGCGGTGATACTGGCGGTGAACTGGGTGGCCGAGGGTCCGCCGGACGATCCGGGGCCGATCGTGACGCCGACGACGTACGGGCCCGGGCCGACCGGAGGTGCGCGGTGACGGCCGAGTACGACCCGGGCGATTACCGGAGGTGCACGACGTGCCTGGCGGCGACCGGGGAGGCGTGCGTGGCGTTGAGCGGGGCGGTGGCCGGGGGCCGGCCGGACGGGATACGTACGGTGCTTCCCCGGCCGCACGTGTCCCGGCGCCGGCGTGCGGGTAGGTAGCGTCTTGGGGGTCGGCTACCTCCCGACACAGCAGGGTCTCACCCGATTCGGGTGAGACCCTGCTGCGCACGGGGGTGTTGCGGGGCGCGACTGCTCAATCGTCGTGCCTTCGAGGGTAGGGCGCGGCGCGGGTTGATCGCTACCCCGTCACGGTTTGCCTGTTTTGTCCTCTTCCTCGAGGATGCCCGCCGCGTGCGCGTCGAACAGGGCCTTGATCTCTGCGATCTGCGGACCGAGGGTGTCGATCACTTTCTGGGCGGCGTTGTTGGTGACCACATCGTTGTACATCTGGTAGCCGGCGGCCGAGGTCTGCGTGTTGCCGGCGGCGTCCGGCCCGTCGGGGCGGGTGAACATCCGGGACCACACCTGGTCGGCGGCCTTCTTCGCGATGCGGTCTTCCTGGGCTGAGTCCACGGTTTCCCCTCCGAAGCGTTCGATCAGGCCCCACGTGCGGGTGTCGTTGACGTAGTTCAGGTCATGCTCGCAGGAGCCATGCAGGTGCTCGGTGTGCGGGCTGGAGCCGGTGTACGGTTCCTGCTTCCAACCGGTGTCGGCCCGCCATATGCGCTTGTTGTAGATGAGGTAGTTCAGCCGGCCGCGATCCTTGCCGACGTCGTTCGGCTTGCGGCATTCAGCCAGAAGGTACTGAACGACGTCTTCCATGGTGAACGACGCACGCAGGTCCTTGTCGCGATCGGTGGCGCACACGATCCCGTTGTCGTCGGGGTTGTGGTCGGAGTCGGTGCCCTGGTGCGCTTCGTCGCCGATGGTGCCGTCGGAGGCGTGGTCCCGGTTCGGGGCGATCGCCTCCAGCTCGTCGTTGAAGACTTTCAGACAGGGCGCGAGTTTCCAGCTGCTCATCGTTTGCTGTCCCCTCGTAGCTCATGTACCTGTTGGGTGAGCTGCGCGATCCGGGCGTCTTTGGCCGCGTGGATGCCGTTGGTCTGGTCTTCGGCGTTGGAGGCGGACCGGGCCGCTTGGACCGAGGCGACGGTGTTGATCCCGAGCAGCGGCAGGATGACGGTGATCCCGATCGTCTGGACGGCTTGGGTGAGCTGGGTGGTGTCGGCGCCTGCCAGGGACAGCGAGACGAACGCGCCGAGCACGCCCAGCACGATCACCCCGCCGACCACGACGACGGCGACGACGACGGATGTTGGTGCCTTTTTGAGCCATTCCACGATCAATTGCCCCTCCGATCACCCCGAGGTTCTGAGTGATCATTTTACGCGCGCGGTGTGACGTTTTCCCAGCTAAACCAGCACGGGCGCCCATCCTGCGAGGCCGGCGTAGATGCCGCCTTCGCGACCGACACGGAAGATGTCCATCGCGCATGGGCTGGTCGCGGCGGCGGTGAGGGTGGCGTTGAACCCGGCCGCTCCGGTCAGCGTGGCGACGATGACGGCGGTGACGTCGGCGCCGCCGACCTGGAACATCGCGTCGTAGGTGACGCCGTGACTTGAGGTGGATATGCACGGCACCCTGCATACGTCGAACTGCTGCCCGGCGGTGTTGGTCTTGCGGAACCGGAACAGCGGCGTGTTCGTGGCCACCGATACCGTCACGCCACCGTGGAGGCTGATCCGGTAGGCGCTGTTCGCCTTGTACGTGTACGACGGCGCGGTGAGCACGACGGTTTCGGTGGCGCCGATGGCCGCGCTGGACGCGGTGACGCCCTGACCGGTCACCCAGGTGAGCGCTTCGAGGTTGTTGATGTCGCTGGCCAGGGTGATGTCGCCGCCTGCAACCATTTAAAGTCCCCACCTTCCGGGTGTCGCTGCGTGTACCTGCGCGCCGGCGGGCAGGGTCTTGGAGAACGGGATGGCGTTGGTGCCGCGCTGCAGGGTGGCCAGCTGCCGGCCGCTGTTGACGTCGGTGCGGATGATCTCCAGGTCGTCGGTGTAGAGCAGTGTCCCGTTGGCTGGGCTGGCATCCATCGTCGGCCCGTACGCGACGCGGGTCGTCGACGCCGGGGCGGTTCCGGTGGTGGAGATCAGTGTCCACGTGTTGGCGAGCACCGCGACGGTGGTGATCTGGCTGGTCAGGTACGTCGCCCCGTTGTAGAAGTCGATCACCGCGAGGACGTTGCGGGCGACCGAGCAGCGCACCCACATCTCCGTGTAGATGATCTGACCGGGCGCTGCCGGGCAGGTGGTGGTGTCCCGCATCAGCGCGTTGACCGGCGACCCGGACACCGTCAGCAGGGCGCTGTAGGCGCCGCGGTGCGCCTGCGCGGCGGTGGCGGCTAGGGTGCCGCCGGTGCCCGCCCATGTGCCCGTGCTGCCGGTTTCGAAGGTGCCGTCGACCACGGCGATGCTGCCGGGTTTACTCATCCCGAGAACCCGGTTCTGCTGCCCGGAGATCATCAGGTCGTACGGGACCGAGGTCGACGACCAGTACTCGGCCTTGTCGGCCACCGTCATCGGCGCGAGGACGTCGCCGGGGTTGAGGCCGATCAGCAGCGTCGAGGTGGCCAGATCCCAGCGGCTCGTCGACGAGTCGTAGACGCCGGTCGCGAACTGCTGGTCAGGGGCGCACACGTAGCTGATCGACCGGGTGTGCGTGGTGACGGTCTCCACCCAGCCGAGCACATGCAGCCGGATCAGGTTCTCCCGGTACCCGGCGATCGTGATGACGTTCCCGACGTCGGTGGCGTTGACCGCGGCCAGCAGCGGCGCCGGCGCGGCGGTCAGGTTCAGCGTGACCTCGGGATAGCGGGGCAGGTTGACGGTGCCGCGCCGTAGCCACCAGTTCGCCTGCTGCGGCAGGTCGTTGGTCTCGTCGAACACGTTGACGTTGACGGTCTGTTTCTGCTCGCCGAGGCCGGCCGGCGGCGGCTGGGTGCCGAGCGGCCCGGTGGAGTCGACCGCGGTCTCTTGGCCGCCGCCGCGCTGGGCGGCGGTGACGACGTTGCGGGGCGTGTCGTCCAGGACCTCACGCGGCCGGGCCGGCAGGTCGGTGATGTTCAGGGCCAGGGTCGGGGTCTGGTTGTAGCGGGCGTTGCGGAGCATGAACACCAGGGCGATGGCGTCGATGTCGTCGAAGATCAGCCCGTCTTCGGTGTCCTTGATCTCGCGGAGCAGTTCGGCGAGGGTCGCCTCGGACTGCCCGCCCATCTTCGCTGACTTACTGCTGGTGCCCAGCACCGTAAATGGCAGGTTGTGCTGGCCCATCAGCCGAGTGAACCGGGCGCCGGTGGTCTCGCCGGCGTGCCCGTTGAAATCTTGGAGCACGCCGAGGTTGAAGATCGGGACGGTGGCGTCGTCGATACCGAACACGCCGGTGTACCAACCGCCCGTGTTGTAGGTGCCGGCGGTGACACCCCACCGGGTCAGGTAGCCGGTCGAGGTGCCCGCGAACGTGCCGGACACGCCGAGCTCGGAGGCGGCGCCCTCCGGGTACCAGGACGGCTCGTAGGTGATGGTGCCGCCGGAGACGGTGGCTTTCATCTTCACGCGGATCCACTGGTTCGGGGACGCGGCGCCGTACGCGGATGCCCCGTTGGTGATCAGCGACCCGTCGTTGGCGTAGATGGACCACCCGTAGTTGACGTTGTTGACCTCGAACGTCCACCGGCGGCCGGTCGAGTCGTACCAGGTGAACAGTTCCTGCGCGGTGGCCGACCCGGGCAGGGCGGCGAGTTTGAACGCGAACGAGATCTGCCAGCCGGATGCCGAGGATCGTCCGCAGGTGCCGAACATGTGGCCGGTGGTGCCGAGCTTCACCGACCGGGCGGACCCGGCTGGGGTTTCCGCATCGCCCAGGGTGCAGTCGGTGAATTGGCCGATCGACGCGACCCCGGACAGTTCGGACAGGATGGTGGCGGTGGACTGGTCTTCGAGGGGCCAGACGCCGACGGCGTGGGCGCCGAACGACAGCATGCCCTTGACCATGGTCGACGAGACGAGGGTGTCCCACTGGTTGATGCGCTGCAGCAGCCCCCCGGCCTGCAGGTCGGTCCAGGCTTTGCCGCGGCCGGCCGCGTTGTTGAAGTCGTCGGTTTCGTCGCACGCCCACACCGACGCCTCGGCCGCGCCACGGATGCTGCCGCCGATCTTCACCCGGGTCGGGGTGTTGCGGGCGGCGAGCCCGTACAGCGGGCTGGTCGGGTTGGTGGTCCGGTATTTGTCGGTGTGGTTGTCGATGCGGGCGGTCAGCTGCGCGGGGCGGGGCGCGGATCCCTCGTCGCCCTGGCCGCGCTGGATAGCGATCGGCGCCTCGTGGAAGACCTTGTCGTCGACCACGACGTCGTGCCAGGAACCGCCGTAGAAGATCTCCAGGGCAACCGTCTGGCTAGCCATACCGGCCGCCGAGCACCAGCTGCACGTTCCCGCCGCGCCGGCGCACGACCGTGCCGATCGCCTCCACGAGGGCATCACCGGAGATGATGGCGCCGCGCGGAATCATCATCGTCGTCGTGTTGCCGGAGCTGGACGCGACGGAGCCGATCTGCTCGCCGGCCTGCAGGATCGCAACGGTGGGCGTGCCCGGGACGCCTGGGACGACGCCGCCCGCGTGGAAGTGCGGCAGGTGCGGTACGGAGATGCCTTTGCCGCCGATGCCGGGCACCCAGTCAGGGACTGTCCAATGTAGGCGGCCGATGGTGTTGTTCCAGGCGTCGGCGATGTAGTTGAACGCGGTCCGATAGGGCCAGGTGATGATCGCGAACAGGCCCGAGAACGCCTGTTTGATCTTCTTCGGGATGTCCCGGAACATCGACGCGATCCGGTCACCGACCTTCTGGATCCACGGCCACAGCGTGTCGGTGAACCAGCGGCCGACGGCCATCGCCGCGGCCTTGATCCCGTTCCACGCCCCGATGACGATCTTCCGGAATGTCTCCGAGTGCTTCCAGGCGAGGACGAACCCGGCGACCAGCGCGGCGATCGCGAGGACGACCAGGCCGATCGGGTTCGCGTCCATCGCCACGTTAAGCAGCCACTGCGCGGCCGCCCACACTTTCGCGCCGACCGCGGCGACCTTCTGCGCGGCGGCCTGCGCGAGGGTCGCCACCCGGGTCTTGGACAGCCATTCGAAGATGGGTGCGATACCGCCGGCCAGGTCGGCCCAGCCTTGGATGTAGGCGACGATGCCCTGTTTGCCGGGGCCTTGCATGATCGTGGCGGTGCCGTCGATCACGTCGTGCACGCCGATCAGGTTCCGTTCGGCGTTGTCGGCTTTCCCGCCTACGGTCTCCAGGTGGTTGCCGTGTTCGTCCAGGGCATGGCTGGAGCGGCCGACCTCCTCGTCCATCTGCTTCGCGGCGCCGCCGACCCGGTCGAACGACTCGGTGAGCTGCTTCTCCTCACCGGCGAACGTGAGGGTGACGAGGTTGGTCATCAGGACACCTCAAGGCCGGCGGTGCGGGCCAGCTCGGTCAGCGCGTCGGACATCACCTGGGTGATCTCGTCCCGCTTGACCTCCAGACCCTTGTACACGTAGCGGCCCGATTTGATGAACGGCCGGGCCGGCGGGCGGCCCTTACGGCGGCCCTCGCCGCCGAAGTCCAGCCACGGCGCGTACGGGGCGCGGCGGCCGCCGAGGCCGATGCGGGCTTCGCGCTGCGACGACTTGGCCTTCAGGGAGCCGGCCGCCCGGCCCGTCTTACGCGGCATCCGCGGCTCGGCGTAGTCGATGACCACCTTCGAGGCCAGGTTCAGGGCGACGCGTAGCTGCTTGGGCAGGTTGGTGTCCATGTCGCGCAGGGCTTTCTGGAACTCCCGCAGCCCCGTCACCTTGATCTTCTCGGCCACCTCAGTCCCCCATCTTGCGTGCCAGTTCCTCGCGTTGCTGCTTCCGGGCGTAGTACCGGGTCCAGTACACGAACTCGCTGTTGTCGAGCTCGGCGCGGAGCCGGGAGACCGTCATCCCGAGTTTCTGGGCGAGGAAGTACTCGAACTCAAGACCGGGATCGTCCTCGAACGCCAGGTACGCGGCTTTTCCCGGCACCCTCCGAAAGGCCGGACAGCTCGGATATCGCCTGCGACACGGCCACCAGATCACCCGCGTCGCCCGCGGCCGCCCACGCGGCGACGTCATCGACGCTCAGCTGCGGGTCGGTCATGCCGGTCGCGATAATGAACGTGTCCTTGGCAGCGATCGTCTTGAGCTCCTGCATCTCCAGGCACTCGTCGCGGGTCAGCGCCCGGATACCGACGGTCGACCCGTCAGGCAGGACAGCTTTGCCGCGGCCGGTCTTACGGGCCAGGATCTCTTCCCGCGTCAGCGTCATGATCACCCCAGTGGGTAGAGCTTGTACGTGACCGTCGCGGTCACGCTGTGCGTCACCGTAACCTGCTGCGTGATCGGGTCAGCCTGCGACGGAAGGATCTTGAAGATTTTCGAGGTGGCGTTCGTGACCGACGGCGCCAGCGGCGCCGCGGCGGCGCCGGTCACCGTGGTCGACGCGTCGGAGATCGTCATCGAGTCCGGCGACGCGTTCCCGTTGATGATCTCCAGCAGGGCGCCGAACGAGCCGAGCAGCGCCAAGGCGATCGTGTCCGAGGACGCGACGGCGGCGCCGGCCGTGGTGGTGCCGGCCCGGGTCGGTGTGGTCGCGGAAAGTGCACCCATCGCTGGCTCCCTACGGCAGGTTGGTGGTGACGACCGACCCGGAGATCTCCATCTCCGCCGCCCAGGTCACCATGTCGTCGACGGGGTTCGTCTCGGTGTACTTGGTCAGCACGGCGGAGAACGCGTCGTTCGGCTTCCCGGATCCGACCCCCTCCGGGTTACGGACCACAGCCACGGTGGTGCCGATCAGGGCCAGCATGGCGTTACGCGGGCCGACCGACGCGGTGTTGTCGTACGTGCCGCCGCACGTGAACTTCCCGTCACCCAGACCGCCGGCCTTGGTGTGGTCGGTCGCCCCGTAGCCGGTCGTGTCGTGCACGTCCGCCGACTTCTCGAACGACGACGTCTTGGTGTACGGACTGATGTCCTTGCTGGCCACCACCAGCTTGGTGGTGCGGCCGTGGACGAACGACATGTTGCCCCTCCTACGTGGTTCCCGAGCCGATGACGTCCAGGTGGAAGATCGCGGCGAGGTAGTCGACGCCAGCCATTTTCACCGCGTCCGGCTCGATTTTCGCGACGGTCAGCGCGTGGATCTGGGTATAGCCGCCGTAGCCCTGCCAGACCGCGGTCAGCGACTTCGGGCCGGTGCCCGCGCAGTACGCGGCCAGCTCGGTCAGGGCGGTGCGGCTGACCGCCTGCCCGACCAGCAGGATCGCCGGTAGGTCGCGGATCAGCATGCTGCCGCGGGCGTACGTGTCGTTCGGGATGATCTCGTCGGGCAGACCGAACACCAGCGCCGGCGGGGTGACCGATTTGGCTGCCCACGGTTGCACGCGCAGCCCGGTGATCGTCGCCGCGGCCGTGCCGAGTTCCTTCATGACCGTGTCGAGGTTCATCAGCCGGCCTTCCGCCGCCTGGAGAGGCCGGCCAGGGTGGTGGCCACGTCCGGGTCCAGCCGGGCCAGCAACCGAAGCTCGCCGCCGGTGTCCGGGGAGCCGGCCACCCCGAACGGGGAGTCTCGGCGGGCGTTCCAGCGGCCGCACTGCAATTTGCACGCCTGGATCACCTGCGATGGCACGGCCGACCAGCCCCAGCGGCCGACCAGCGTGTATGGGACGGAGATCCCGGGGGTCGGCATTACCGGCGGGGAGATCAGGCCGAGCCGGGTCCACGGCAGCCCGTCGGCGGGCGCGTTGTCGGGTAGCAGCACGTTGCCCGACGACGCGTACGCGATGCCGCCGATCGTGAACCCGGTGACGTCCATCAGGTCGTCGATCTCCAGGAGCCACAGGCCGGTGGCCGGGTCGTACGCCGGCGGCCGCCGGTAGATCCGGGTGGCGGGGGCGGCGAGCTGCCCGAACTGCCGGTTGGTCTTCTTGTCGACGGCCCGGGACGAGGCGGTGGCCCAGAGGCCGAACTCTGCGTTGTCGACCACGTCGGTGACACGCAGATATGCCGCCACGTCGGTGGCGGTGAGGTAGTCCGGCTTCCAGGTCATCGGCTACGCGTCTGCGGCCGGGCCGTTGACACCCGGGGTGCCCGCGACCGCCGGGTCGATCTTGCCGCGTTCGACGGACGGCCACACGTAGTCGACACCGGCGATACCCGGGCCGCGCCCGGGCAGGCTCGCGACATCGACGCGGGTCGCGGCGGGCGCCTCCGCGATCTGCACGCCCGACTGGTCGTTGTTGCCCTGCTCGTCCGGGCCGGCCGCGGCCAGCTCGGCCAGGACCTCGTCGCGGGTCATGAGCCGGCCGCCGATGGACACGACGCCTCGCATCTCCAGTTCCTGCCGGTCACCCTCGGACAGCTCGAACCGGTACTGCGGGGTGGCGGCGCGCCCGGCGGTGGCGGTGGCGCCGGCCGCGGCCAGCTGGCCGCGTAGCTGCTCGTTCTCCGCGCGGAGCTGGTCACGCTCGGCGGCAATGTCGTCCTTCGTCTCAGGCATTGATATTCCTCGATCCTCGCTCGAGCGATGACGTGCACGGACGTCTATGTGTGCTGGTCGCGGGCCGGTAGCCGATCGGCTACCGGCCCGCGGATCCCAGCTGTTGGACTTACACCGGGTCGTAGGTGAGTTCGCGGGTCCGCGTGAAGTCCGTGATGGCCAGGGCCTTGTAGCCCCAGATGCCCAGGTCCACCCAGGCGACCCGCCACTGCAGGTCGAGGCGCTGCGGCGTGGACAGCCACACCCCGACCACGTCCGGGTCCATCATCCAGCTAGAGGCGAGCACCGAGCCGGTCGCGGCGGTCGCCCACGCCGGCACGAACGTCTTGCCTCGCACGTTCAGGTAGTTCTGGTCCGGGCTGGCCGTCCCGGACGCGTTCATCGCCCCGAACGTCGGGTAGAACGGCCGGCCGGTCGTGTCGACGGCCTTGGCCAGCTTCTGGTACAGGTCGATCTGGGTGAACACCTTCGAGTAGCGGTCGCCGCCGCGGATGTACTGCAGCGCGGTGATCGCCGACGCCAGAGCCTGGTCCATCGCTGCGTCGGTCACGGCCACGCCCAGGGTGATGTCGGGGATGCTGGCCGCGCTGGCGACGAAGAACGCCTGGATCGCGGTCTCGATGCCCTCGTACCAGCCGCGGACCATCTGTCGCCAGATGAGCCCGGACGCCTGCGGGTTGCCGCCCTGGTCGAACACCTCGCGGGTGATCTCCACCTTGCCGGACAGTGCGGTCGGGGTGATGGTCTGCGCGGTCGCGGTGAACGCGCCCGGCGTCGGCTCGGTGCCGGTCACATGGTCCGCGACCAGCCCGGAGGAGCTGTTGAACTTCGGCAGGACGAACGGGGTGACCGTGTCGAGGGTGCCCTTGTTGAACGCGTCGTACATCGGGTACAGGTAGTCGAGCTGGTCGACGTACATCTCCGGATGGTTCTGCGGGTAGTTCAGGTTCACCACGTTCGCCGGGGTGATCGCGAACCGCTGCTGCGCGGCGTCGCCGGGCGCGGCGAGCTGGCCGAGGTGTCGCTGCCCGTCCGGGTCGCCGCCGAACGCGTACTGCAGCCATCGGCTGATCCGGCCGTCGGCGGCCTCCCGCGACTCGGGGCCCTGATAGTTCGGGTTGTAGGCGATGCCGATGTCCGTGGAGAAGTCGTGCGACCCGGCCCGCAGGTTGCCCTTACGGTCGTACCGGTAGGGCAACGGCTCCCGCACCTCCAGGAACGCCCGGTTCGGGTTCACCGGCGTCGGCGCTTCCGGCGCGGCCGGCAGCTGCGGCTGGTTCTGCTGGTTGAGCCAGGCCATGAACTGGTCCATCGTCGCGGTCGCAGCGGGCGCGGGCGCCGGCGGTGTTGCGGCCGCCGGCGCGGCGGGCTGCTGGCTACGTAGCTGCGCGGCGAACGTGGCGCACGCCATGTTGGCCGCGTGCTGGTGACCGCAGTGCTGGCACGGGTCCATTCGTGATCCTCCTGTCAGGCTCGCGGCCACTTTGGTCACGCGCGCGTCGTCGAATGCGGGCATGTACGTCGTCGAGGTTTCCCGCCACGTGGCGCGCACGACGTTGTAAACGCCGTCGTCGCCCAGCTCCACATCACCGTCGGCCGGGTCGATGGAGAAGTCCACGCCGATGGACAGGCCGGAGTACAGCCCGTTCGCCGCGTCGTACAGCAGCTGGTCCCGCTCGTACTTCGCCGGTGATCCTTCCGGACCGTCGAGCACGGCCAGCTGCACGATAGGCCCGTCGGCGGAGTCGGAGACCGAGCGGTGGAAACCGACCGGTGTGGTGTGGTCCTTCAGGTGCGCCATGCGGGACGGGTCGGAGTACTCCAGGCTGCCCGGCTTGAACGAATACTTCAGCCCGTACTTGTTCGCGACGGCGTTGTACGGCACGGCCAGCCCGGTGATCGTGCGGGCGGCGGTGTCAACCTGCGGCGCCGGCGGCGGGCTCGCGAAGTCCGCGGCGTGGAACGTGAACGCCGGCCGCGCGTCGTCGAACCGGCGGCCGGCGGGCAGCGCGTTCTGCGCCGGCGCCGGCGGCGCGGCGGCGGCCGCCGGGGTCTTGCCGATGGCGGACATCGGGATTCCTTCCTGCGCGGCGATCCACTCCGGTTTCAGGCCGACCAGCTGTTGCATGCCCTGGTAGTAGGCGACCCGGGCGGCCGGATCGGGCTTCAGGTAGTCGTTCAGGTCGAACTGAACCTGATAGCCGCGGCGGGTGATGTCGCCCATCGACAGCCGGTCGGTGATCGTTTTCATGTACGGGGCGTACATGCGGTTGATCTTGTCGCGGCGGCGGGCGTCCTCGTTCTGATAGGTGCGGCTGGTCGTGGAGACGCCCAGGTCTTCCGGGTCGACGCCCAGCCCGTTCGCGATCGCGATGGTGACCTGCTCCTGCAGGTCGACCAGGGTCAGGTCCTTCGGCGAGGGCATGGTGACGTCGGAGCGTTTCACCGTCGACGGGATCCACCCGTAGGGCCGGGTCTGCCGCATGATCCCGTACTCGGCCAGGAACGCGTCGATGTCCTCGTCGCTCATCGGGTCGACGGACGGGTCGTCGGCGTCGGTGAAGTACTCCCGCAGCGCCGGATTGTTCGCGTACATCTCTGTGAGTTCGTCGAGGCGGATCGCGATCCGCACGGCGCGGGCGTTGGCCTTGAGGATGCCGGGGTTCGGTGAATCGAACCGCTTCATCAGCACGGCCGGCACCTGCCGGAATTTGCGGTTGTCGTCGGTACGCACCCACACGAACCGCTCGTCGCCGGGCTGCGGCGGCCCGGTCGGCCGTTTCAGTTCCACGTCGCACGGCGCGACCCGCCGCACGGAGATCGGGTAGCCGTCGAAGTCCTGACCGGTGACCTCCCACCACGCGATCGCCTCGAAGCACAGATCTTCGATGGTCTGGGCCATGTGCACGACGTTCGGCACGTCCGGGTCGAACTGGCGCAGCAACGCCGACGGCATCACGTCGGTGTCTCTGTACAGGCGCAGCGGCAGGGTACCGATGGAACACAGCTCGTTGCGGCCGCGCTGGATCGCCGCGACGGACAGGGCCTGTTCCCGGTCGATGGGGCCCTGCCCGGTGCGCATCGCCGTGAGGAGCCGGTCGATGGGCTGCGGGGCGAGGTCGAACCGGTGCGGGGCGGCGTCGAGGATGATCGGGCGCGGCAGGGTGAGCATGTCACGCAGCTGCGTGAGCGCGGCCTTGATCAGTCCCATGGCCGGAAGTGTATGACCAGCAGCGATCTACGCAGTAGAGCCGTACGGCGCGTGTTTTCAATGGTGCACCTTGCGGGACACAGGCCGGGTCGTCGGCAGCGTCCGCGCAAGGTGCGCCGCACCGGCCGCCGAATACACGGCGTCGACCTGACCGGTGCCGCGCCGGGTGAACACCCACCGGTCGCCCGTCGTCAACTTCTCGGCCTGCTCCACCTGCGTGGTCAGCAGGTCCTGCCCGGACTGGGCGATCTGCGTCTGGTCGACCAGAGCGGAGAAACCCATGCACACCGCGGGCGTGTCGGCCTTGATCTCCGCCACGGTGACGCCGCGCGGCGGCCAGCTGAACCGGCCCGCTTTGCTGCGGTCCCGCAGGTCAGCGTCCAGCGTCGCGGCCGGCCCGCCCGGGTACCAGCCGAGCGACTTGGGACGGACCTTGAGCACCCATGCGGGTAGCTCCGCACGGAGCTTGGCAAGGGTGTCAGGGCCGTCCCACGCGGCTACCGTCTCCACCCGCACCCTGCCGTCCTGTTGTACCTGTGCGGCGGCGAGGGTCGCGTGTTGCAGGTTAGGTGCAACATCGATGCACACCGCGACGGCGTTGCGGCGGGTCAGGTCGATCGGGCCGGCATCCTCGCAGGCTTTCCAGGCGGCCGGGTCGATGGCGGGGTCGAGCTGGTCGACCGCCATACACAGCGCCTCGGTGAGGAACCCGGCGAGCTCGGCCGGGTCGGCGCCCGGCTTGGACACCTTGAGTGCGTCGCCGCGGATCGAGTCCAGGTCCATCGTCGGTACGCCGCGGCGGAACCGGCCGAGTTGCGGGTTCGCCGCCGCCCAGCCGGTCTCGTCCATCGGGTGCGTGCCGGGCGGCGCCGACCATTCCAGCAGGCCCAGTCGCGGGTCGGTTCCCGCGATCGCGGCGGTACGCAACGAGTTGAGCACCACCGACCTGGCGTCGCCCTGGTTGGTGATGTACACGGCCTGCGCGTAGGGCCGGGCGTTCATCGCATACTTGGCCGCATTGTAGGCTTCCCAGCCGTGCTGTTCTCGCAGCTCGTCGCCGATCTGCCGGTCTATCGAGTCACCACGGCCGGACTTGGAATCGGACGCGCCGATCAGGTAACAGCAGTCGTCGACGGTGGAGAACAGTTCCTGCCCGTTCGCGACCCGAGGTTTCAGCGCGCGCGGCCGCAGCGCGCTGTTGCGCTGCGCGGTGCGGATCGCCAGCCGCCACGCCTTCTTGGCCTGCTCCAGCTTCGTGGATGTGCCGAAGATCAGCGGCTGCCGTTCGACGAACATCCAATACAGGGCCAGTACCTTGCAAAGGTGAGTCTTTCCGTTCTGCCGGGCGACCAGAATCAGGATCTGCCGGAACCGGGGCCGGCCATCGTCGAGGAGTTCGCCGAGGTGGATGACGGCCCACTGCTGCCACGGGTCGAGCGGCTCGCGCAGGATGTTCGCGGCGAACCAGATGACCCGGAACCCGTAGCTAGTGGCCGGCGTCAGCTTCCGTAACGGCGGGGTCCACAGCCGCGGCGTAATCGACCCCAGCGGCGCCGGCGGCGGCGTCGGATCGGAGTCCGTCGAGGGCAGCAGATGCAGGGTCACCGCCGGCCTCCTGCGTGTTCGGTCGGATCGGCCGCGCGGCCGGGTTCATGCCGAGTCGATCAAGGGTTTCCTGCAGCATGCGCGCGAGATCCTTGTAGGAGGCGATCGCGCGCCGGTATTCGAACGATTGTTCGACCGGATCCAGCTCGTCGAGCGCCACGGTGATGCGGTCGAGCTGCCGGGCGTGCGCCAATGCGAGCTCCACAGTCGCGACGTCCCGGTCCATGCGGGGCGTGGACCGGAGCGCGGCGCGCGTACGGCTGACGAACGTCACGGATAGTTACCGATCGGTGGGGAAAGTTTCGGATCGGGCCGGGGAGGGAGAGAGACAG